AAAGGTAAAAGCTGCAATCACTGCAACAGGTGGGAGCAAATACATGCCAAACTTTGTATTAATGAATAATGAGGACATTTGTGCAATGGATTTATCGAAAGATGGAAACAACAACTACATCATGCCTCCATTTGTTTCAAGAGATGGAGAAACTGTGAAAGGTTTGAGAGTAATTGAGGACAATGCAATACCTGCAAATCAATTAGTTGTGGGAGATGCTAACTATGGACGTATTTATGCGGCTGCAGGGTTAACAATGAGCAGAGGAACAATTGACAAACAATTTGTTGAGGATGCAATGACATTAAAAGTGAGAAGAAGATTAGCACTTTTAATTAGAGAGGCAGATAAAACAGGATTTTACCATGTTGCTGACATTGATGCTGCATTGGTAACAATAGGCTCATAAGATGAGAAAAGTCATTTTTATAAAAGACTTTGCAACATTTAAAAAAGGAGATGTTAATGAGTTCGGGAGTGCAATGGCCTCCCGACTTGTTAATGCCTCAAAAGTGGCAAAGTATTCAGATGATGATGTGCCTGTGAAATCAAACACAGGAGACTCAGACAATATTATTGATGATGTTGTTGAGGGAGCAAAAAAAGGATTAAAAAAAATGTTTGGTAAAAATAAATAAATGGCAATTTTAACAGTTAGTGATTTTGATAATGGGAGGTATAAAATACCAACAAACAACTCAACAGAGATTGATTTAATGCAAACAATCACAGATGTTGAGGAGTGTTATTTACCTAAATTATTAGGTGTTGAGTTGTATGATTTATTTATTATTGATCTGGCTGCTCCAATTGCAGGAGAGCCAACACAACCAAAATTTGTAAAAATATACAATGCCTTTAATTATCAGGAGACAGGAGGATGTGCCAAAATAGTACAATCCAAAGGTATTAAAGAGATGTTAAAGGCATTTGTATATTATCTTTATACAAGAGACATAACAAGCAGAATAACAACGGTAGGAATTAAACAAACAGAGTCAGACAACAGTATTAATTTTAGTGCAATTATGCACGACATCACAAGCAGATACAATGATGGTGTTGCAACTTATAAAGCAATCCAATACTATATTTGTGAAAATGATGAGTTTGAGTATGATGAATTTGAGGGAGTAAATGAACCATTTAACCATCCTTTTTAATGGAGAGCAATTTAGTTGATATTATAAAATCAATAGTTGAGCAGATAAATACAAATCTGCCTGTTTTGTCTATTGATGGAGAAAAAATATATTTGTGCAATACTTTGCATCTGACAATTGGTAAAACCATCAAAGATGCAACAGATAAAGAGTACAAAATAAAAGAATTTAAAATAAATGAGTACATTGTTGTTGAGCCATTTGGCCACACAGACCCATTTACAGGAGCAGTTGTTGTTGCTCCAAGTCTCACATTTTTACATGGAGACCCTAAAAGCACAAACAACGAATATCAACAACTGAGCAACAGAACATCAGCAAAAACGCCATTTATTTGGTTGGTTGAGAGTTACAGTGCAAACAATACAAGGAGAGACAGTGCAGTTGATTTGTCATTTAGTGCACGTGTTTTTTTATTAGATTGGGCCAACACACCAAAATGGACGAATACAGAGCACAATGATAATGTAATAAAACCAATGGAGAACCTGTTGAGGGTATTTTTACAGGTAATTGATGATGATTATAATTTTAAAAGATTAGACACACCACGAATTGATGTTCGTCCGAGATTTGGAGACCCAATTGGAGACCCAACAAATTTAATAATTGATGAGGATTTAAGTGGTATTGATGTGTCATTTAATTTGGAGGTTTATGATGCAGGACAATGCTGCACAGTAGTTGAGCCAATTAATACATGCATAGCTGCAACAAACACATTGAACGGCAACCAAATTGATGGAACATTGATTGCAACAAATAAAAACATCTCAATTGTTGATGATTTAGGAGCAATTATTAATCCAACAATATTAAACGACACAAAAACAAATTTAGATTTGGAAATTGTTGGAGGAGGCTCATCAGATTTAAAGGTTTATTATAATAGGCCCGACATTGTTAATATGCCATCATACGCAACCTATGATGAGGGAGATTTATTTAACACAAACTACGACCCTCCATTTTTAATCCCAAATGATGGAGTTTATCAACAAAAAGATTTATCAATAAATCAGGATTATTTAGTTTACAAAAATGTTTGGGGGCATAAATTCAGATTAACAAGTTTAACAGGTGGGTATTATGATTTTAATGATGGCCAATATAAGGATGTAAACGGTAATTTATCAACATTTATTGATGAGTTTAGGTTGCCATCTGCAGGAGTAAATAATACTGATGGATTAATTGTTGACCATTTAACGGGTTTGTCTCATAGAAGTATCAGAGGAGGTGCAGCGAATTATTTAAATTCTTTATCATCAATACCAGGGACAGTTTATGCAGGTTATTCAGATTATAGAAGTCCAACAATTGCATTTATGTTGACTTTGTGGAGTCCAAACATGTTAAATTTTTTATACCCTGCAAATCGTCAACCTTTCCAATATAATCAACCAACATTGTGGAGTTGTACACCTTACATTGTAGCACCAACAACAACTGCATTTGGTGTTATTGTTACCTATGGCTCATTTCCATCATCAATTGCAGGAGCGAGAAACAAACATTTTTGTAGAATACAATACCAAAGAAATCAATTTGTAATACAATAAAATAAAAAAATGAAATATTTATTTACATACGAAAATAGTAATTTTGAAAATTTAGAGATTGAAAACCCAACAATTGAGATTGTTGGATTAAACGTTGGGAATCCTAATATTTCAAAAATTGATTTTAAAACAAAAAAATATAGTATTGAAATATTATTAATAATACCTGATGCAAAATTTGGATTAACATTGGAAAATGTACAGTCAGAGTCATTGGATTGGACAGGAGGAGATAATTTGCCTCAACAGGTTTTAGATGCCTTAAATAAACAGTTTGGAGTGTTAAATGATTAATTTTAATTAAATTAGTAAATTATTAAAATAAAATAAGTAAATTAAATAAAAAATAAATAAAATGAGTGGAATAGCATGTGACTGTGGGAGTCCAAAATACCCAAACACAGGAAGACCAAATTGTGTTGTAATTCAAAAGGTAATGGCAATGCCATGGTACAGAGCGAAATACAAAAAAGATGGCACACGTAATTACATTGATGTAAATGCAGACCCTTTGACAATTTTAGACTCAAACGGAGTTGCAGGAAATTATGCAACATTGGGTGCATACATTCAAGATTTGGCACAAAATCCAAATTGGGATGCATCTGAAAGACTATACTCAACACCGAGAGTTGAGGGTGCAACTTTTGAACGTACTGAGACAGTGTACGAAACTGCACCAAGTACTCAAAAATACAAAATTGATGGAGTTGGTGGCGTTAGAACTATGACATACCAAATGTGGGACAAGGATAGTGCCGCACAAATCCAGAGAGAATTGAGTGCAGTTGGATGCTCTGACATTGAATTTTATTATGTTGACATCTCTGCAAATATGTGGGGAATTATGGACGACCCAACAACAGGATTGTTGAGAGGTTATGAACTTTCTGCAGAGACTTTTGATGTATTCAAAGATTATGCAACTGATACAACAGTACAGAAATTAAATGTATCTGTTGATTTTGACAATGAGGAGTGTGAGGAAAATAGCTATGTATTAACATCTACAGAGTTAGGATTTAAACCAACTCAAATCAAAGGGTTAATTTCTGCATCAATTTCTGCTGATAATCCTGATTTAAATACAATTGTTGCAACAGTAGCAACAGGATTTGGAACTGCACAAAACTCAACAAAAGTTGTTGGATTATTGGATGCAGCGTTTATTGTTGAGGATGTTGCTGCTCCAGGTGTGCCATTGGCTCACACAGGAACAGTTGAGAATCCTGATGGAACATACACAATTTCAATGACTGCTGCATTAACTGCAACAGATAATTATATTGTAAAAGCAACTGCAACAGGGTATGATGTTGCAGATGGTACATTTGTAGCGTAATGGCTAAAAAGAAAACAACAACTCCTGCTGCTCCAAAAAAGAGTGGCGGGATTGTTAAAAAAGGTAATTATCTAATTTTGGGAGAATACTCATACAAAATTGCATGGCTTAAATCCGTACCAGAAAAAGTTGCAATTGAGATTTTAACAAAAATAGGGAGAGACCACAACCAGATCAAAAATGCTCATAAAAGGGCAAACGGTTTTTCAATTAGAAATGAGGATAAATAAAATTTTATACTTAAATTAGGGAGGGTGTGTTTAATTATACACCCTTTTTTTTAAATTATCAGAATGGATTACAGAAACAAAAAAAATATTGATGTTGTGAGATTGCCACAACCATTTGTGGAGGAAAAGAGATTAAAATGTGCTCCATGCTCAACATGCAAACAATTAGTTTTGGCCCATCCATCAGAAAATGATACATACAAAAACGATAAAAAAGGGGTTTTTTTAAAAAAAGGATTAGACTCTGACGTTGTTACATTCACAATGGAGGATGATGATGGCAACACAATTGCAAATTTGGGAGATGTTGCAACGTTTCCAAATGATGATTTGGCAGTTGGTTTTGTGTACGATTGGCAACAGATTTACAATACACATGGCCATGGATGCTATAAAATAAAAGTAAATTTTACCATTGGAGGCATCACAGGAGATTACACAATTGGTACATACACACTAAAAAAATACTCAATTCAAAATGCACGTTATACAGTGAGAGTGTTTAGCAAATTCAACTCAGCATCATTAAAATACAATGTTGATTTTACAGACAGTAATTTTCAGGACTCAGTGAGATTTTTTGGATTTTTTGGAAACAGACAACCAAACACAGAGATAAATCAATTAATCAACAAAGGCAGAATATCAGACAAAGTAACAAGGGAGAACCTAAATACATACACTTTGAGAACAGACCCAATTAATGTGTGCTATACAAAGCAATTATTGGAGTTGCATTTGCTGCATGAGGATGAGTTGTTTATTTCAGACCACAATGCATCAAATCACAGTTACAATTTATTTGATTTAAAGGTTGTTTTGGAGGAGTCTGCAGAGGTTGTGTACACAGATGGAGATAGAAAGGCAAAAATAAATGCAACCTTTAGTGATAGGATAAAAGAAAATAAAAGTTATTATAATAAAAAATAAAAAAATGGGATTAATTTTATATTTAATTGCCACATTTGTCAGTCCAATATTTAATTTTATTGGTTTAATTACAATAATTTTAAAGCCTAAAAAAATTAGGGGAAAAGTTTTTAAAGATTTGGCAATATCAAAAGACCAACATGCAGGAGTTTATGTACAATTTTGGTTTAATAATTGGATGTTAAAAAATGAAAGTATTGATTTATTTGGCCATCCAGATGAAACGATTAGCAGTGTATTAGGTAAAAACAAAAGAGCAGGAACATTGACAAAATTTGGATTATATTGGGCGAATTGGTTAAATAAAAGGGAGGAGAATCATGTTGAAATTTCAATTGAGGATGATGAAAAACAAAAAAATAAATAAATAAAATGGCTTATAAATTTGAAATTAGAGATACACATTTTTTAATTGTTACAGACACAACAATTGTAGACCCTGTTGATAGTATTGTTTTAGACATACCAAAAGCAGATGCATATTTTGACCATAGGATGTTGAAAGTGAGGACAGATTTAAGCAAAAGTGAACATGCATACATTTATGATAAAAACGGCACATCAACAGATGGCTCAAAAATGTTTAATGAGCCATTAATTGAGTGTCAAGATGATACAGGCACACAATTTACAAAGTCATCATTTATTACATGGATGCGCACAAACACGGGTTTTAAACAGGCCTCAGGGAGTGGGGCATTGCCATGGTTATACTCTGCAACAAATTACACAGAATTATCAACAATAATTGCACCTGCAGCAAATGAGGGAGAGTTGGCAATTGTTTACAATTCACAGGGAACATGGTTGATAAATCGTAAATTAAAAGGAGTTTATATTTATCAATCAGGAGTTTGGGAGTATGCAAATCAAGAGTTGCAGGATAGATTGGCCGCAAAAATTGACTCAGTGAGTGGAGATGGTGTTGATAATACCGACCCATTAAACCCTGTTTTGAGTTTTCCAACACCTGCAGAAATTGGGGCAAAACCTGATTTTATTGAAAATACTGCATTTAATAAAGATTTTGGAAGTAGTGCAAATGAAGTTTTGGAGGGAAACACAAGGATAATAACTCCTGCTGAAATTATAACTATATCAAATCAAAGTGGAATTAATACGGGAGATGAGACAACATTGACAATTCAAAATAAAAGACCTTTAAAAACAGTTGATGGAAATAGTTTGGAGGGTTTTGGAGAT